TAAAACTATTATTTTTTAATTTATTTTTTAAATCAACAAAATTTAATAAGTTTAAATCAAATTCTTTTAGATAAATATTAAAATTATTATTTGAATTTATATATTTTAGATGTTGTTGATTAATTTTTTCATCAAAAACTCTATATAATGGAAAATATTTCTTTTGATCAACTATGTCATCAAAATCATTATGATTTATATCTAATTCTACAGATACTCCATAAAATATTGTATTATCAATAAAATTATCTTTATTTTCAATATTAGAATTATATTCATTATTAGTTATTAAATCATTTATTTGTAATTGATTATTTTCATCATAATAAATAACTTCATTATTCATTAAAGGTATAATAATATGATATTCATATTGATTATTTAAACCTGTATAATCTTTAGAAACATAAAAGTTTTTAAATTTATTATCTGTTTTAAAAACAAATAAATCACTAAAATATAATTCTTCATTTTCAATATTATTATTTTTAAACTTAAAAACTTTTATATTATTATCTTTGTTTTTAATTAAATTTATTAAATTGCTAAAATAACTTGATTTTTCAAATATTGTTTCATTTAAATCAAAAACATAACACCAGTTTTTAATAGATTCATTAAAATTAGATTTTTCATTGTTTTCATTATTTTGAAATATATCAAAATAGTTTTCAATTTTATTTGAATCAAAAACACAATTATATAAAAATTTAGGTATTTTCATAAATTGCAATGATGTAAATCTATTATTAGTTAAATTAACTGTAAAATCTATATACGATAATTCAAATTGATTTAAATTGTTTATAAATTTATTTTCTGTTTCTTGAATTTCAGATAAACTAATAAATTTATTTTCAAAAAAACCATCTTCAGTTTCAAATATATTATTAATAAACTGTTGTTTTAAACTTAAATATAATTCATTATTAATATCTTTATTTTTAAACCATGAATCAAAATATTTATCATTACCAAAATTAATTGAATTAATATCATAATTTAAATAAACATCTTTGATTGTATTTCTAGATGAAATTAGATTATAATTTGTAATAAATTTTTTATTGTTTAATGTATTAAATTTTTTAAAAATAAATTCACTTGCAAAATTTTTAAAAACATCATTATCTGATACATTATCAGATAAAATATATTTTATTGCATTTTTATTATTAAAAATATCAATTGTATGTTTAATTGAATTAAAACTTTTGCCATATACACTAAATACATCATTTAATTTTGGTGCAATTGTGTCATTTATAAAAATTTTATCATCTTGTTCATTTATTAAAGTTTTAACATTTATTTTTGTTATTTTGTTTTTATTTTCAAAATAATCATTTGCAAAAACTTTCTTAATTGCAGAAGAAAAAACACTATCATTATTTGTTTTTTTACTTATATCTCTTCCAATTAAATAAATTTTTAATTTATCATGTAATGTTACATTTGATATTAAATTATTAAATCCACAAAAAGATGATGCATTTAATAAGATATTGTCATCTTTTTGTAAAATATTATTTTTTGTTATTTTTTTTATTTTTAAATTTGTTTCTATTTCTTTATTTAAAAATGTTTGATCATTTTCTTTAAATTCACCTGTTGATATATTTATTTTATTATAATAATTTGTTGTATTAGTAGTTGAAATACTTACTTTAAAATTGTAATCATTATCAAAAATATTTGTTAAAAAATTATTATTAAGTTTATTAAATCTTATATTATTAACAGTGTTTGAATCAAATAAAGAGAAATTATTACCATATAAATTTAAGTTATATTGATCTTTATATGTATTGAATAAATCAATATTATTATTGTTATTATTATAACTAAATAAAATACTAGAAATACAAAGATCAGGATCATCTAATGTTAATTTATCTTCATCAATATTGTATTTTATACAATTTAAAATTGTTAATTCAAATAAACGTATTATTGCAGTTGATTTATTAATATTTGTTTCATTAAAAATTATATTTTTATTATTTGAATAAATTAAATTTGTATTTAAAATATTTGAAATTTTTTGATTTTTTAAATTAAAATAAAATTCACTACTATTTAAAAATTTTAAAACTGTATAATTTGGTGAAATAAAAAACTCAAGTAAAAATAAATTTAAATTTATTGTATAAAAATCATCATATAAACTATATGTAAAAAAATCTTTTATTGTTTTATTTGATGTATCTATAATATCATAAAAAAATCTTATTCTTATTGGAAAACCTAATAAATTTAAAAGATAATCTTTAGTTATTTGTATATCAAATTTATTTTGAGGATTTGTGTAATAAGCATATATGTTTTTATTTACACCAAAAATAGTTTTTGTACCATTTTTATTTTTATATATGAAATTTTCATTTTCTTCAACATTATTTTCAAAATATAAAATTAAATTATTAATATTGTATTTTATTATATTTTGTGAATTATTTGTTTTATTTACAGTTTCATTATAAAAATTTGATCTAATATTAAAAGAATTTTCATCAAAATTTTCATTTGAAATATCATTATTGATATTTTTAGCTAATATAAAATCTTGTTTATCTACTACTTTATAACTTTTTTGATCAATATTTTCTATTTTTAAAGTGCAATATGATATTAATTCTTTTTCATTTTCAGAAAATTCACTATTTAAATAGTTTTTATTTTCAAATTTACTAATAATATCTTTATTTTTATTAAAATAATTGTTTTTATAATTATTTAAATTAGTATTAAATTTATCAAAATTACTTTGTTGTGAATCATTATTTAACAAATAAAAATATTTATTTGAATTTTCATCTATTGAATGCTGAGCATCAATTTTATTTAATCTAAAATATTCAATTTTATTTTTTTCATTATATTCTAAAACATTAATATCATTAAATGAAAAAACATCTAATGGAATTGATTTAAAATATAAATAATTAGTATTAGGATCTTTACTTAAGTAAAAACCATTGAAATCTGTATCTGTTATAACATTCAATGATGATTCTGTATAAACATGTCCTGAAATGTTTTTATTATTTATTTCATTTTTTTTGTTTTTTTCTTTTAATAAAGAAAAAGTAATATTTGATGCAAAATTTGTATATAAATCCTTATGTTCATACGAATCATTTATATTATTTGTAATATCAATAAGATTATTTTCTGAATTATAAAAACTATATTTTTGATTTGGTTTTTCTAATAAAGCAGAATAATTTCCTTTTATAATTATTTTTTCAATTAAAAAATCAGAATTTATAAAGTTTTTTAAATTTTTTATATGATTTTTTGTTGTTTTCCAAACTTGAGAATTAGGAAAACCAAATGTATTTGTTATAATATTATATGTTTCAGGATTTTGTAAATATCTTTGATTATCTGTATTAAATGATTGTGTTGTATTTATGGGATTATTTAAAATATATTTATGAGTAAAATTATATAAATCTGTAAAAGTATTTTTTGTTTTATCTTTAATTAATTTTGGAAATTGTAATGCCGATGATATAAAATCTTTTGATGATAAATTAAAATTATAATAATCATTATTAATTTTTTTTGATATTGTATTATATTCCCATGAATCATCATTAAAATTATAAAATGAGCTTGTTAATAAATGTGATGACAAAGTTGTTAGATTATTATCACCTAAATCAGACAATTTATTTGGAAAATTTACTTTTTCTGTTATTGTAATATTGTCATTAAAATTATTTTCATCTTGATCAAGATCTTCTGAATTAAAAAATAATTGTGAGTTAGTTAAATGTAAATCATTTGATTCTGAAAAATCAAGATTTAATTCAATTATTTTTTGATCTTTTATATTATAATTTTGTTTTATTTCTTCATCAATTGAAGAAATAAAATTCTGGTCGCTTATACTGTTAATAATATCTAATAAATCTGTGTCTTCAAAAAAAGGTTCAAATTGTTTATTTTTTAGATTTTGTTTTAGATTTATATCTTTAGTTTTTAATAATTTTGTATAATTCTGTAAATCTAGATTATTAGGTGTGTTAATTATATTTGCTTTTGAAAACAATCTATTTTCATGTTTAATATTTGATATATTTATTTCATTCTGTGATAATAAATCTTCATCTGTTGTAATATAATAATCAATTGTTTGATTATTGTGTTTAACATCAATATATGGAAGGTTTATTTGAACGTTAGAAATTATATTTTTGAATTCTAACGTTTCTGAATCATCAAAATAATCATCTGAAATGTCTAATTGTTTTCCTGTTATTTCATGTTTTGAAAAATATTTGCCATTTAAAAAATCAAATGAATCCTGCATTTTTTTAACAGATGAGTTTAATATGCCTGATTTTATAGATTTATTGTCTTGTGTATCAAAAATATTTTTAATTCTAATATTTGGCATTTTATTAATCTAAATCCTTTAAAAATGTTGTAGAATCAAAATTTGAACTTTTTGACTTATCAGTATCTGATCCTGTTGACATTGTAGTTTGTTTTTGTTTAATTATATCATCATCAAAATTATCATTAAAAGGAATTATTAAATTATTATCTTTAGAATAATAAACCATTTTATTTGTAAGTTTTGGCATAAACTGTGTTGATTCATTTTGATAATCTACAATATTATAAATTATACCATTTATTTCTTTTGTTGTATAATTGATTTTTCTTTTTAATAATATATCATTTCCTGTTACTAAATTTTCTATTTCTTCATCTGAAAAAGGTTCTGATAGGTTTGTTTCATTTAATATTATATTTGAAGTAATATTTGATCTATTTCTTGAATCAATACCTTTTCCTATTATTTCTGCTTTTATACCTTTTGATAATAACTTTTCTGTTAAATAATTTCCATTTAGTTCATCAACAGTACCTAATACACATATTTCAGCATTTTTATCTATAGAATTTAATGCATTATAGTAATAAGGATAATTTATTTCATTTTTATTTTTAAAATAAATACTAATATTATTTTCTATATTATCAACATCATTAAATGGTGTAATATAAAAATCATCAAAATAATAAGTTGCATCTACACCTAAAGTTTTTCTAAATATTAAAGGATTGTAAAAAGTATTTACAGGTAAATCTTTATTGTTTGTTTTAGATTCATCAAATGCTAAATTATTTTTTTCATTATATTTTTTATCTTTTTTATAATAAACACTATTTAATAATTGATTATCTAAATATTTAGAAAAATTACCAATAAAAATATTAACATTTATTGTTCTAAATAACTCATTAAAATAATTTAATTTATTATCAATTAATTGTTTTTCATTAAAAGTAATTTCATCTATATTATTATTTACATAAGTAACATTTCCTTCTATAAATGTTATTTTATTGTTTATATTAATCAATTTTATTAACCTTTGTTACTTATATTTGATCTATCACTATTATAATTTTTACTTCTATAATGTTTTTCTATTTTATCAAAATCTATTATTGATTCATAATTGTATTCATCATGAATATTAGAATGACTAAATTTATTTTTATATTCATATTTATGTCTTTCTAATAAATGTGATTCATAAACAAGATTAAAACCTTTATTAGAAATATTAAATGATATTGCATCACTAATAATATTATTTACAATATTGTCAAAAAATTTAAAAACATCATTTAAAGAATTATAATTTATTAAATTTATATCATTATATTTTGAAAAATAATCATTTCTTAATTTGTTTAATTCTATATAATCTTGTTCATATAATGACATGTTTTTATCTAATACATTATTAAATGAATCAATATCTAAAATTAATCTAGAAATATCATCATCAATAAATTTTGTAATTGACATATCAACATACAATTTATCAGATATTTGATTATTATATGTATTAGGAACAATATATGATGGGTTTTTATTGTTATTTTCTGATATTTGTTTATTTTCAATTTCATTAAATGAAATTATTTTTATTCTATTTCTTATATTTGATTCATCAATTTTATTTACAGATTTTTTAATATTTAAAATTGCATTATTAAATAATAAATTTTTATTTATATCATTTATATGATAACAAAATAATTCATTTAATTCATCTTTTTCATTTAAAAATTTTATTTTTTTATTTTCATCAATTTGTTGTTGAGTTAATTCTTGTTCAACATCTTTTATAATAAAATCAAAAATTAAATTATTTTTTGTAATATTAAATTCTTGTTCAGCAATATTGTTTATATCTTCACTATGTTTTAATTTTTCATTTTCACTTAAGAATTTATTCCAATATCTTAATTTAATTAATTCACCTTGGAAATTTAAAGTTTCAGTTTCTAAAACACCATCAATAAAATTATTTACACCATAATTAAAATCACCTATTAAAATATTAACATTTTGTTTTTCATAACCTGTTAATTTGTTAAAATAATAAGCAGGAATATCATTTATTTTAATATTTTTTGAAATAAAAATATCTTTTGAGATTATTTCATTTGCAATATTATTTATAGTTAAATTTATTATTAATTTTTTATTTGTTTCATCTGCTTTTTGTGATATACAAATATATTTTTCAATTTCAAATAAATTAATATTTTCTATTTTATTTAAAATGTTATAATTTTTATTTACACTTATTGGACTATATTCAAAACATAATGTTCCAATATTTGAATCTACATTGTTTTTTTCAAAATATAAATGTAAAAAACATTTATTATCATTACCAATATTTAATTTTAAAATACTTTGAAATCTATTTAAATTATTTAAATTTAATTGATTAAATTTAATAAAAGTTTCTATTGACCAATTTTTATCAATTCCAAATTGATTTATATTTGTTTTTAAATTTTTTAATAAAACATATGGTTTATTTATAACATTATTGTTTTCATCAAATAATGAATCAAAATTTTGTTTAAAATTTATAGTTTTAAATTCTTTATGTATTATATCATAATTGTCTTTTTGTGTAATAATTGAGTTTGATGATGTTTCAACGATATTTATAAATCTATTTACATCTATTCCTAGTGAATTAAAAATAGATTTTATGCTATTTTTTGTGCCTTTTGATCTAATAAAATCCTGTGAGTTGATTAATATTCTTTTCCATAAAAGATTTTGAATTTTTCTTATACTTCTTTGTGATACTATATTTTCATATAATAAGTTTTTATCATCTAATTTGTCTTTTGAAAAAACTGAAAATATTTCAGAGAATTTAAATCCATATAATTTACATAATAAAGGTAAATACAAAGATGTTGTATCATTTTTATTTAAATTTTCATAATCAAGATCAAGTAAACTTGTTATTGAATCCATATACAGTTTTAATTCATCAAAAAATTTTGCCCAAATTAAAACAATATTTACAATGTGATTATTTGCAAGATCATTTAATTTATTTTTTTCATTTATATTATTTGATGAAAAATTATTTTGATTTACAAAATTAGGTAAATTTTCAAAAACACCTTGATTTATAAAATAATGTTTTGGTAATAATTTAAAAATTAAATTTGAATTATTTTCATCAAAAAATTTTGCATTATTTAATAAATTGTTTCTTTTATTAATTATTTGTTGAAAATTACCATTTAAAACTGGATTATTATTTATATTTTCAAGTTTTAATAAACTGTCAAATTTTAGATTTGTTGTATTATATACAAAATCATCTTCATCTATTTTATATAATAGACCATGTAGTTTATTTCCAGAATAATCCAAAATAAGTTGTGAATTTTCATATTCACCAGATGGTTCATTAAATCTAAAATAAAGTGTCGTGTATTTATTTTGTTTTATATTGTCAAATAATCTATCTTTTATTAAATCATTATTTAGTTTTCTTTTTTCATAAATAAATTCATCTATTTGATGATAGCAATTATTTAAAACTATTTGTGAATTATCCTGTTTATTTAAAAAAGTAGTTTGCCCTTCACCTAATACAAAATATACGTCTTTACTTGAAAATTCATCTGAGAATAAACCAGAATCAAATTTTAATATATTTATATTATTTGAAATTACTTCATTCTTAATATTATTAATTAAAATTTCAATTTCAAATTTATTTACTTTTAAATCAAAAATATTAATACAAACATGTTGTGTAATATTTTTTTTAATTTTAGTTTTATATAAAACAGAATTATTTGTTTTACTTGAAATTAGAGCAAAATTTATATAGCAATAATCATTATCTATTTGTGTTGTAAAACAAACAAATCCATCAGTTATAATATTATTTTGATTTACAATTACTTTTTTAAATAAACATTGATTATTTATATTATTTTGATTTGGTTTTATAAAAAAAGTAAAAGAAAAATCACTTAAATTAGGATTTAATAAACCTTCATTTTTTTCTTCTGTATCTGAAAGAATATATCCTTGTTTATCAATTACAATTATTTTTGAATTTCCATCAAATTTTATTGATGCAATATTTTTTGGATACTCATTTTTTAAAATATAAGATGTATATCCATCAAGTGAATTTATAAATTTTAAAAAATCTATTTCATTTGAATCATAAGGAAAATCAAGTATTTTTTTAAATGCAAAATCTAATTTATTAACAGCAGAATCAAAAAAAACATGGTTTGAAAATTTTGAATAATCAATATTTTGCAATTGTTGTGTTGAAAAAAATCCATCATAATCATCTATATTTTTTAAAAAATAAGATAAATTTTCTGAATTTAATTGTTTGTCACTTAAAATATTAAGATTACTTATTATTTCATCTAAAAATAATTTTTGTTTTACATTGTTACTTGTATTTTGTTTAAACAGGTTTCCCATTTTTTAATTTACCTTAAATATTTGTTTTTCATTTAAAATAAATCTTTCATGTGATGAATTCTTTTCTTTTATTTTAAATTCAAGTTTTATTCTTTTATGTTTATATAATTCAGGTATAAAAATACTTGCAATATAATTTTTACCTGTCCATTTTAGTTTAGTTGAAAAATCATTATAATCAATTAAAATTTTATTTGTATCAGCGTCTATTATTTTATAATAAATAACATCACCATAATATTCACTTCTTAATTCATATGGTAATTTAACAGCACCATATATTTTACTTGTATCTTGAATATGTAATGTTAAATTATATAAAGAATCATTTGCATATAAATCATGATCAAATTTTAATATACAATTTTCTTTTTGATTTAATGTTTCATTTACAGAAAAACTATTTAAATATGTATATTTAATTTGTTGCAATAATATTTCTTCATCATTATTTTCAATAAAATAATCAAGATAAATATTTGTTTTAGTCAACTTAATATCTTTAAAAGATAAAGATTCAGTAAACTTATATGAATTATCTACAATGTTACCTTTTATATCATATAAAGCTTCTGAAATCACTCCAGTTTTAAGGGGAGCTATTTCGTTTAAAATATCATCTTTATTTTTTAAAAATCTATATTTTAAATCATAACCATCAGGAATATTAATATTAAAAATATAAAATATTTCATCTTTATCAAAAAATCTTTCATCATTATTAAAATAATTTATAAAATTTTGAGTTTCATCAACATGTAATTCTAATGTAGGCATTAAAATTTTATTTAATAAATGTCTTGATCCAAATCTTTTAACAAAATATGTTTTATTATTAAATAAATAGCCATCAGAAAATGTTAAAATTAAACCTTTATCATTTCCATTTAAAATTTTATCTAATAAATAATCTGTTATATCTAAATTTAAATCTTCTCCACCTGTTATAAAATTTGATGATGTTGATAATTCAACAAGTTCAATATCATCATTAGATTTAAAAAATTCTTCTATTTGCCAAGTCTCATTTTTATTTATTTTAATAAAATTACAAACATCATTATCAGAAAAATTTATTGTATCTTTTCCTTTTCCTTCAATAAAATTTTTCTTTAATTCATAAACTGATAATTCATAATCAAATGGTTTTGTATTTCCCATTGTTACGTCTTTTAATATAAGTTTTGCCTGAAGATTATTAAATATTGAATTTGTATCAATAATATCATTTGATATTTTTATCCATTCATTTTTTATTTTATCAATATCAAATTTTATTAATATAGCACTATAATCTATTCTACAAAATGAAAAATTATTATCTACTAAAGATAAAAAAATATCTTGATCTTCATCACTAAATATTAATTGTGTATCTCCTACAATACCATATTGATTTTGTTTTAAAATTAATATTTCATTATTATAAAAAGATTTTATATCAATTATTTTATCTTCTTGAAATAAATTTATTTTTTCATTTAATAAAAATAATACTTCATCTAATTGTTTATTTAATATTCCTAAAACATAGACATTATTTTCAAAATTACTATTTTCATAATTTATAGTATTATTAAATTTTATTGTTAATTCTGAGTTTTTGTAATCTTTTAATGTTATTTCTAAATTATTAAGATTTGCTTTTTGTTTTGTTAAGTCTAGTTTAAGATATAATTTTGAAAAAGCATATTTATTTTCATTATATAATTTAAATAAATCAAGTGTTGCTGCAATACCAGTATTTGCAAAAGATGCATCATTAGTTCTTGTCTTTAAATTTGTAATATACGTATCTTTTTCAGGTGTTGTTGTAATAATCATTTATTTTAACCTATTTTAAACTGATATTTTTATATCTAAAGTAGAATATTTTAATTCAAAAATTCCTGCTCTTGGTACATATATCATACCTTCTTTATATTGCATAACTGGATTAAATGAATTATCATTATAAAAAATATTCGTATTTGCATTAAAATCAAAGAAATTATCATTTGTATTTTTTGATTTAATAATATTTTCTTTTTTTGTTAAAACATGAATTACACCTTTTGTTTTTTCAATTATTGAATATATTTTATTAACATCTAATGATTGTCCAATTTGCATTGAATCAAATCTCATTAATTCAAATATTTTATTTGCAACATCAAATAAAACAAAATCTACATTTGAATTTGAATCAACTTTTATTTTTACATTTATACAAAAATTATAAACTGGAACATCTAAAATATTAATATTATATCCTATTAATCTAAACTCATTTAAATAATTTGAAATATTTTGTTTTAACGCATCTGATGCGTTTTCATATATTCCTTGTGAATTTTTACAAATAACATATAAATCTTTTATTCCATTTATGTGTTGATTATCTAATGCTACTGCTTTATGAATTCTACCAAAATCAGAAGGCATACTCATTAATCTTGCAATTAAATCTTCATATGTTAATATTCTTTGTTGTGATTTCATTGCAATAGGAATTAATTCTTTAAGTTCATTTAAAGACAATGCATCAGTTCCACCTTTTGCTTTTGTTTCATTTGTTACACTCAAAGAATTAATTATATTTTGTTTTATTGTTGAATCAATATCATATTCTTCTGAATATGGAAATATTATTTTTAATGATTCAATATTTGTAATAGATTTTTCTGAAATATTATGTGATATTCCGCCACCATATCTATAATTTACAGTAACAGTTTTATTTCTTGGTGATACTCCTAATGTATTTGATTCAAATAATAAATTAGGATCTAAATCAAGACGTGAAAAATAATCATTATTTTTTAATGGCAATATTAAATCATCAGGATTAACTAAAACATTATCTTTTAAAGTTTTACCTTCACCATTACCAAATCTTATTAATGTTTTACCTGTTGCATAGTTTTCTTCTATAATATACTTATAAATTGCAGGAATTGTTGAAATATAAACATCATTATTTATTTTGTTTTTCTTAAAAACAGTTGATTGTGATAAATATTCTACATTCAGATATTCATTATTTTCATTATCAAAAACAGAAATAATATTTGTTACATTACTATTATTTAACTCATAAGATAAAAACATACCTTTTGATGCATTAGTAAAAGAAACACTTTCAGATACATTAAATCCAGATGTACATAAACCTTTTTTTGATATAAACACTGATATTACATTGCCTGAAACATTAATATCGCCTTCTTCAATTTTTATATCTTTACTAAAATCTATATCTTCTGTTAAAGTAAAATTAATACCATTTGAAGAACTTAAAATTGTTCCTCTTTGTATAACAGGTACAAATTGCATGTTTGGTTTTAATTCATTTATTTTTAAATTTTCTGCAACAGGTATTTCTATTAAAAAAGTAACTTCAACAGATGAAGGTGTAGATTGAGATCTCTTTATATTTGCTCTTTTAAGAAACTTTGTTAAATTATCAAAATCTGTTGCAGTTTCATAATCTAATTCTTTAAATTGTTGTTCAGAATAATAAACTAATGAATCACCAACTATAGATGCAAAATCTAAAAATAAACCACCAAGAGAAGATTCTGAAAAATCTATTATTTGTCCTGAATAATATTGATTTGCATAACTTAATAAATCAGCTCTAAAATCATCAAAGCTTTTATTTATAAATTGTTTATTATTTGAATTGTTTAAATATCTCTGTAATTTACTTTCAGACATTGAAAATAATCCTATCTTGATGTTTTAATATATAAAACCAAAGTATTCTTTTTATTTAAAACAGGTATTTGATAATCAATTTTTACCTCATATACCTCTTGAACACTCTTATTGTTTTTATTTAAGTTATTTATATTTATATTTGAAAATTCTACACCATTATTATTAGCATTATAAAAATTTGATGCTGTTAAATTAGGATTATTAAATTTTTCATTTAGTGATAATTTTTCACTATAAAAATTTTCTAATCTTAAAGATGGTAAATATTTCGAAACAGTTGATGAGATTTCAGATACTAAAATATTTGATATATCATCTTCTGATAATAGTGTATTACTGTATATTGTTTGTAAATTTGTACCAAAATCAGGAAATCCTAATCTTTCACCTTTTTGAGTTAAAATTAAATTTTTTAAATTATCATTTAATTGATCAACAATATCATAATGCATTTTAAATAATGTTTCATTATTTGAACTGCCTAATTCTAAAGGTGTTTTTATCCCAATTGGATTTTTTATTTCTTCACTAGATGTGACGATTTCTTGTTTTCTTTCAGCAAATTCTTTTATTTTGCTGATTTTTTTACCAAGTGCGGACATATATAATTCCTCTATTATAATATTAATTATTTGAATTATATATTTTTAAGATGTTTTTGCAAATTTACTTAATATATGTTTTAAATTATTTTTTATTTCATTTAAATTATCATTTAACTGTTGTTGACCAGTTGATGAATATGTTGTATATGGTACAGGATTTTGCACAGGACCTGAAATACCCGAACCAGGTGTAACTCCTAAATGTATATGACTAGTTAAATCATCAGATAGTTTTTTAACTTCATTAATTAATGCTATATTTGTGTCAATTAGATTTTTCAATATTACAACAAGTGAATTACCTAATACAAGAGGTTCAGAATATTTTTGATTATATCCTAAAACAACTCCCATACCATTTCCAATCATTTTATCAGCTTCATCACTTGTTATATCAAAAAAACTGTTTAATTCATTTTTATCTAAAACAATATTACTTTGTATATTAAAATCTGATGTGTCATTTTCATCTTGTTTAAATAAAATATCATCTTCAGATTTTATTTTTTGTCTTAAAATCTCTTTATTAAAATTACCTAAATATAGTATTTGACCATCTATAAAAATATCACCATTTTTTTCTAAACTTATAAATGAATCATCTAAACATTTATTACCTTCTTTTATTAACATTAATGATCCAGAATCTAATTTTAATGGACCATTGATTGTTTCATTTATTTTGTTTTCAAGCTTCATTCTTGAAACAATTCTTATATCATTTGATTTTATTAAAATATTTGGTTTTAAAATATCATCAAAAAATTCTATTCTTTCAAAATAATCATTCAAAAATTCAAAATCATTGTTTAAATTTTTATTATAATCATTTATACTTTTTACATTTACAATATCTAAAATATTTTTTTCTTGTTTTTGAAAATCAAATGTATTTATAATTTTATTTAATGATAAAGAATTTGACCTGAAATATACGTTTGCATCACTTTCTTCATTTATTAATATTCTTGATGCATCATATGTATAATCTACAACAGATTCTAATTCATTGTCATCAATAAAATCTTCTCCTAAGTAATAATCAGGATTTTTAAATAATACTTGATCACCTTGATTATTAAAAAATACATTAAAACCTTTTTGTAAGTCTATTTCAACAGTATTAATAGGAGGTGTTTCAAATTTTGAATTTGAAATCTCAATATTATTTAAAAACAAAAAATCACTATTTAAAACAAAAGGCCTGTAATCTTTACCATAATGTCTACCTACAACAAAATCAATTTGAGACTTATTATTTGTTTCTTCTGTTGTTAAATTAATTAAAGAATTATTTGATCCTTGTAATGTTAATTCATGTGATTTAGGGAAATATCTAGGAACAGCTGCAGGTATAAAATTGATATTTTTATTTTTTTCATAAAGTATATCAGATGATATTAACTGATCTTGTTGTTTTATTTCTGTTAAAAGTTTAGGTATTTTATAATCAGGTAATATAATTTTATTACTAATCTGTTTTGAAAAAACTTTATTTTCTTTTTTATCTAGAACTTTTGTATTTTCAATATCATATAAAGCATTACTTTTTTTATAATTTACTTTTGTTATAAGAAAATCATTTTCTTTTAATGAATAATTTAAATCTTCACTTATTCTAGAACCAATTATTCTTGAAGTCCAATAATATTTTATACCTAATAAAGGATAATTATCCAAAACATTTTTTGGTATTTCATTTATTTCATTATCCTCAAAATACCAAATTAATTCACCTGGTTTAATAGGTAAAGATAAATGCAATGAATTTGCAGGCAAACAAAAAAAACAAAAATCTTCATCAAATTGATAATTTTGTGCAATAATAGTTCCTGGCAATAAAAAATTATTTAAATTTACAAAATTATTATTATCATTTTCATTATATGCTTTTAAATCTGGTATTATAGTTATTTCTTTTTTTACTTTTAATGATTTTATTAAATTATAAATATCATTAATAATACCTTGATCAATTTTTTCAATATAATATAAAACTTTTGCTTTTTTAAACATGATATATTATTTATTTTCCAATCTTGTTAAATATATCATCATCTGATACTTCTTCTAGTTTTTCTTCTTCTCTAGCAATTAATTCTGCTAATTTTAGAATTTGATCATTAGATCTACACATTCTTTCAAGATATTTAGACATTATTGCACCAATATTCATATGTGTATTTGTATCATTATTCATTGACATATATGCACCATTAAATAACATCTTTGCTTTTTCTCTATCATCTAATGCATTTTCATATATTTCTTTCCACAACAATTTCTTTTTATTTTCTAATGAATCTATTGAATCCAAAATATCAGCAAAATTTTTTATGCTTTTTTCTTTTTTATCATTAACATCTAATTTATTTAACATTCCATCAACATCTTGTAGCATTTTATTATCCTAATTAATTCTTTTTGATAAATCAAATGTTTTATCTCTAACTATTTTTTTTCTGTATATTTTTCTAATATTAGATAATGATAATGATAATTCATTACTATTTAAACCAGATATTTCTCTTAGATATACAAAAACAGCTCTTTTATTAAAAAATTCTATACTATCTATATCAGTATATATTTTTCTTATTGCATATGAACATTTTTTATCTTTTTCATCTTTTAAATGAATATCAACATAATTTAAAACTTTTATTAATTTTTCTAAATTAAGCCTATCATCATTTTCTTGTTGATCAAAATCTTTTTCAATAAAATATGTTTTTTCTATAAGATCTAACTTTTCTTCATTAGTTAAACCTTCTTCATCATCTATATAAGCACTTCTTTTTTTATGCTTTAAAAGTTTTCTACTTTGTATTATCAACCAATTTTTTGCTACAACATTAAAATAAGAAAATGCTTTAGTTCCTTTAGATGCATCATATTTATTTAAAGTTTCAAATAAAAATGTTATACAATCATTCTTTAAATGATTTATATCTTCATTTGAAGATTTAAAATTATATACAACTACAAGTGAATCAACTAATTCAACAAAAGCAGGATGAATATATTTCGTATATATTTTATTCTTTTTTTCTCTTTTACTCTGACTTTGATATGTAATTATCCAATTTTGAACATTTAAATCAAAATATTGCTTTTTTTTAATAATTTCTTCGTTTTGTTCAATTTCTTTTGTTTCATTACTTATATCAAATAATTCAATATTTATTTCTTCTTCATTTTCATCTTTTATATAACTCTCTTCTTCATCTGTTTCATTATCACAAATTTCATGATCACAAATTTCATTATATTCTATTTTTTTACTCATCTTGTTTTTCAATTTCTTTCTTGTTTAATGAATTTGCTAATCTATTTGCAATATATAAAACTAATACTTTTATATCCTCTAATTCTTTTAAAACTCTTCTTACTTCTTGTGAATCAAAAAAAACAGGTGTTTGTAAAATTTTTGATATAATTTTAAATTTATTATCTAACAATTCAAGTGATTCATTTATAACATCTTGCAATTCTATTAATACTAAAGCAAATTTATATAAATAATAAAGTGATATTATTAATAACACCAATAATAAAATAAAAAAATATATCATGTTTATATGTTTGCCTAATAAATTACTTTTGTTAATCAATCATATAATAATAAAATAAATTTGTTAAATTAATTATTTACAATACATTGTTTCTTTAAACTCACAAAACTTACAAGATTCTCTATTTTTTAAAAATAAATTCTTATTAACTGAATTTATCATATTTTTTACAAGCTTTATACTTTTCTCAATAGTAACTGGACCACTTGAAATTTTTATTAATTGACAAGATTTATTTATTGTCTTAACCTTTTTTAACAATATAAAACCACAATTTACATTTGATAATTTTATATTGTTTTTATTTGCCCAGAAATTTTTATATAAAAACAACTGTGCTTGAGTTAAAAAATCTCTTTGTTTTTCAATAGCCCAACCTCTTGCAGACGCTGTTTTCCAATCCAATATCCAATATTTATAATCATCTTTATAAGGAACTTTTAAAATAAAATCTATATAACCTTTAAATTTAGTAGTTTGTATATTTTCAATGTTTTCATATATTTGTTCCTCAGCAGCAACTAACTCCCAATCTTTAAAATTTTCATCTAAAAAAGAAGGAACTGATAGTAAACTTATTTCAGCAAATAATAACCACTCTTCAAGATTAGAATGTTTATATTCCCAACCTTGTAGTTTTGCTCTATTTGTTTGCAATATAATAAAATCTTCAGAATCAAAACCATAAGTATTCCATGCATCCCTTATACTTTGTTTCATTTCTTCAATTTTAAGTTCTTTTGTTTTTAAAAAATGTTCACAAGCATCATGAACAATCGTACCATAATGTAAATGAGGAGATTCTTCAAATGTTTGTATTTTATCAATATATATTAGCTTATGTCTCCAACCACATTCTCTCCATTGTTTGATTTCAGAATATGATACATGTTCTTTTAAAATGGTCATAAATTTTGACCTCTCTTTCATTTATATTATAATAAAATTGAAGCCAATTTATAATATAAATTAACTATCTTGGTTTAAACACCTCGTTTGTTTGCAATGAATAAACTGATTGTGAAGGACGTTTCCACTTAACTATAAGACCCTCTCCGCCACCATATTCCTGAGATCTTGCAATAACTGTATAACGTTCACCTGCTGTCATAGAATAAATACCAGTATCACTTCCTTGTCCTGTTCCATGTCCTCCATAATATGATGCAACAAGACTACCATTTATTTTTAAATCACTACCATCATCAGAATCAATAAAAAATTCATAATTACCGGTTTCCAAAGGAATTAAAATAAAAGTAACTTCAACAGAAAAATAATTGCCACTATTAGGAACAGTTGCACCTGCACTTGTAAGTGTTGTATATACACTCCAATTAATAGATACACTTGGACTTAAAGTACCAGACCAAGACAAACTTGTATTCGTATAACTTGTATTAAATAATTTATCAAATTCTGAAAGTGTTAATGGGTAATTTGCATAT